ACCAAGGCCCGCGGGCCGCGCACCGCGCGACCCCCATCCCCCCTTTTTGCGCCCCCGCCTCCGTGCGCGCCGACCTTTATTATTAGTATCATAAAAAATGTCAGACCTAATTACGTTGGGCCACAAGTAGACCACAAGTTACCCATCCCCCTCTTAATCAGGCAAATGCGCCACATGTTTTCCGCTTACAAAAATCGCGGGGATATTTTCGTTCGGGTCTTTGTGGTAGGATCGGTAGCATGTTTGTCCCGTTGATCCTCATATGTAGCCTTGAGCTAGGTTGTAAGACCATCGCAGGTCCGATGGTCGAGGACCTAGAGTCGTGCTACGCGGCTCTCGACGCTGGATCCTTGGTCCTTGCACCTCGGTTGGTTGATGGTGCGAAGATATCCGGGGGTCATTGTTTAGAGTGGATTTCTGGGGAGCCTGCTTAATGTTGGATGAGATTAAGGTTATCGCGGGCATTATGGCCGCGGTTGTTGGCGTGTTCAGCGGTGTAGTTACGTTGAGCGGCAAGTTGGGTTTTGAGTTCTGGAGTCGTCCTATTTTGGAGTGGGCTCCGGAGCAGTTTGAGATTGTTGGTGGTCCAGCTGACGGTGGGTTTAAGGTTGTAGCTGCGAGGACCAAGTTGCGGGATGACTGTGAGGTGGTTGGTTTTGCTGTGGAGATTAGGGATGCTGACTACATTGTTTATCCTGCTACACCTAGTGCGACTCGATTTAGCGGAGCTGCGAGTGGTGTGGTTGAGAAGTTTGGATTTTATGTATTTTTGCATGAGATGGATGTACACAAGGTTCGTCCTGGGACTGCGACATTGCTGGCTCAGATTAAGTATGATTGTCCGGAGGGTGAGCAGATTGTGACGTATCCTCCGATGTTGAATTTTCAGATTGAGGAGCCTGGTGATGTTGGTTCGTGAGGATTTGCCTGAGTATTCTGTTTATGGCCGGGCTCGTGCTAGGAGCTTTTTCTGGTTGCCTGTGGAATTATTTTTGTATGCATGGTAGGGTTCTTGGGACTTGAACCTCGGACCTTGGACCTATGGCTAACGACAAAATTGAAGGCATTATTGCGCAGTATCTGAGCATGGGCGATATTGCGCGTATGCGTGATGCCCCGACGGGTGGTTATTTGTCCACGGAGCGACAGATCCACCGCCTTGGTCAGGACAACCGTGACACCACCCGGCATATTCCTTTGGAGACGAAACAAGACCGTATTCCCGTGGGGGTGTCAGAGGCGTATCGCGATCTTAGGTATGATGATTTTATTGGGTCTGATGACTTTGATAACCGTCCTGGTCTTCCGTACTATGATCCTGAAACCAAAGAATACATGTCGTTTGATCTAGGTAAGCCAAGCTCAACGAACTCAGATGCAAATATGCTGGAATTATACATGGGCGAAGTTCTTGCCTTGCAGCGCAAGGCCGAGGCCGGAGAAGCGAGTCCCGAGGAGCTAGAGCTTTTAGACGCATATAACGAGTTCTTTAGAACACGAACGGGAGGATAAGATGTCCGTGATTCCATTTAAGGATGACGACGATTTCAAGAAGCACAACCTGAAGGCTACTGAAGAGGCTGCGAAGGAGCTTCAGGAGTTTGTTCAGGATTTAGAGTCGTTGGACGCGCAGATGGCGGATTTGCAGCGTGACCGCCAGGACATTTTGACTGTTGTTAAGTCGAAGGGTTACAACGTTAAGGCTCTTCGGAGGCTTTTGGCTGAGCGCAAGCGCGATGCTGGAGAGTTAGCGGAAGAGAAAGAGACGATTGAGCTCTACCGTAACCTATTGCTGTGACATAGTAATCGCATAAAAACTGTGCTACGGTCTGCGCGAAAGACACCCAAGCGCGGAATTTGTTGTGTCGAAAAGCACGAGTGTAGGGCGGGCAGGCGAGTTCCTGGCTGCGTACATCCTGGAGACGTATGGCGTCGAGGTACACCATGTGGACCGCGCGGGATCTGACCTTTGGTGCAAGGTCCAAGGTTCGATACTCACGGTGCAAGTCAAGTCGAGCAGCAAGCCTGTCCGTTATGGTAACGACACGAAGGAGATGTACACGTACCATACTCCTAAGACGGTTGTTGACTGGTATTGTTTTGTGGCCTTGGACCGTCAGTTGCTGCTGATGAAGCGCGAGGGTTCGTTTGATACTGCGAAGTTTCGGATCTTGCCTAATGAGTTCAACGAGGCTAATCAGCGAAGAACGATTGAGGAATTTATGGAAGTCTGTTAGAGTTCCTTGAACCTTGGACCTTGGAGATAGACATGGCTCCCAAAAAATCCCTACGCCCTAAGATGCGTGAAGATCGCCCATATTTGCCGGAGCATGAGATGTCGGCAAATCAAGCTACTATTCCTGATGCGATTGAGCCGAAGAGTTCTGTTCGCCCGAAGGCTCGTCCTAAGTATATTGAGGACGATGCTGCTGCGGTGGAGCGTGGTCGTCGGTCCTATGAGCGTGAGATGGAAGACATGCCTCAGAAGTTTGCAAAGGGCGGCATGGTCCGCGGCTGCAAATCTGAGCAGGTTTCTGGTAAGGGCTTCAAGGGCACGTACTGATGGTTAACTTCGCTGAGAGAAGTCGTAATGACATCGCTATGGATGTCTACACTGCGTTTCGGAACTCTGGTTTTTCGGATGCGCAGTCTCGGGCTTTGACGGCGGAGATTAACCGCGAGAACAGTTTGCGTCCATCGTTGTTGTTTGGGTCTCATTCGGATCCGTACAACAAGGCGACTAATGTGGGTATGCTTAGCTGGCAGGGGTCTCGCGCTCCTAAGGTTATGAAGTACTTGGAAGAGCGTGGGTTGATCACGGACAAGGGTACGATTCAGCCTAGTTTCGAGGCTCTTCAGGCTCAGACCGATTTCATTCGCCAGGAGATGGAGGAGAACCCCTCGTATGCCAAGACGGTTGAGGAGTTTTTGTCCAACCCTGACGTAGATCCGGAGACCGCGAGCCGCGTTCTTGGTGACAACTACATTCGTTGGCGGCGCACGGACCCTAAGTACAGCAAGTCTGGTTATGATCGGATTGCCGAAGGGTATCAGTTGCTGGCTTCTGAGGAGCTTTCTGGGGGTTATGCTCCGCCTCGTATCTCTACTATGGGCGGTGCGGAGCCTACGGCTTCGGAAGAATTGTACGGGATGTTTGGCGACGTATACGCCACGCCGGAAGAGCGTGCTGCGGCGGATGCGGAGATGTTGAAACAATCGAAAGCGGCAAATAGGGACGTTGCGGGTGGGGACGCAATGGGTTATTTGTCGGATGCACTAGAATACTTAGACCTGTCACAACTAGCGAAAGGACCGTCGGTCCCGAGATCAGTTGGCCCAGGTGTTTATCGTCCTCGTGGGGGCGCTGGAACTAGGGCTCTTCAGCGGTTTGGGATCGCTAGCTTAGCATAATGGAATACAAAACATTCGCCATCGAGCGTTTGCGGGACATTTTGACCTTAGGGATCGCCATGCAGCAGGAGGGCGCGTATAGCGTCATCCCTTTTGACATCGAAAGAGCTGCTCAATCTATCATTCACATGGTTATCAACAACCCGAACGGGTTTGGTTTGCTGGCATATGACGGCGACAAACCTGTTGGTATGATTGCTGGAGCTATGGCCCCATATTTTTTTGGTGCCGGAGAGTTAGCCTCTGACTACGTTTGGTATATCGAACCCGAGTACCGAGGTTCACGGGCCGCGATCCGTTTGCTCAAGGAGTTTAAATCTTGGGCCACGGACATGGGTGCTAGTGAGTTGTACATGGGTGTAACGACCGGGGTATCTGCGGAGCGCACTGGTCAGCTTTTGCAGCGCCTTGGTTTTAAGCCTGTCGGCGGGAACTACAAGGTGGAGTTGGATGTCAAATCTTAATGCTTTACCTGATGAGGTACTGAAGGAGATTCTGGCTCTTACGGAAGCCAAGAAGAAGCTGGATATTCGCGAGAAGGCTACGAACAGTTTTATGGCCTTTGCGCATCATGTGTATGAGAACTTCATTGAGGGCGAGCATCACCGGATTATTGCGGAAAAGCTGGAGCGTGTTGCGCGTGGCGAGTTGAAGCGTTTGATTATCAACATGCCGCCTCGTCATTCGAAGTCTGAGTTTGCTTCATTTTTGATGCCTGCTTGGTTTTTGGGCCGGAATCCGAAGCTCAAGATTATTCAAGCGACACATAACACGGAACTGGCGGTACGATTTGGTCGCAAGGTTAGGGATTTGATTGATGACCCGGCATACAAGGAAGTCTTCCCAGGCACCGTCCTTAAAGAGGATAACAAAGGGGCCGGTAAGTGGGGCACTAACAGGGGTGGCGAATACTTTGCTGCTGGTGTCGGCGCTGCCGTTACTGGCCGCGGCGCTGACTTGTTCATCATTGACGACCCTCACTCGGAACAGGACGCGTTAAGCGAGACGGCGTTTGATCACGCCTATGAGTGGTACACTTCTGGTCCTCGACAGCGTCTTCAGCCTGGCGGCGCCATCATTTTGGTTATGACCCGTTGGGGTAAGAAGGATTTGACGGGCCGTTTGCTAGCAAATCAGACGTCGGATGCCATGGCTGATCAATGGGAAGTTGTAGAGTTTCCGGCGTTGTTGCCTTCTGGTAGACCACTATGGCCTGAGTTTTGGGAAAAAGACGCACTTCTGTCGATTAAGGCGTCACTTCCGCTTGGTAAGTGGTCGGCTCAGTGGCAGCAGCAGCCCACGAGTGCGGGTTCGGCCATTGTGCGCCGCGAGTGGTGGCGGAAGTGGGAGAAAGAGAAGATCCCACCGCTGAAGTACATCATTCAAGCCTACGATACTGCGTTCTCGAAGAAGGAAACGGCGGACTACAGTGCCATTACAACGTGGGGCGTCTTTGAACCCGAGGAGGGGGACAAGGATCACCTGATACTTTTGGATGCGCAAAGGGGCCGATGGAGCTTTCCGGAGCTAAAAGAAGTAGCCTTTGAAGAGCATCAGTACTGGGAACCGGACATGGTCATTATTGAGGCCAAGGCTACGGGTAAACCTCTGATTGACGAGCTGCGCGCTCGGGGTATTCCCGCCCTGGGTTTTTCTCCAGGTAGACGTGCAGGCGGAGGTGGTGTAGATAAGACAACTAGAATGCATATGGTGTCACCTTTGTTTGAGGCGGGCTTGGTATGGGCTCCTGAGGACAAAAGATTTGCAGAAGAGGTCATTGAAGAGGTGTCTTCATTTCCGAATGGCGATCACGATGACTTTTGTGATAGTATGACCCTAGCATTGATGCGTTTCCGCCAAGGCGGGTTCGTGACTATACACGATGAAGAGCGGCTTGATTTCGCGGATCAGGCGCCTCGTAAACGGGAGTATTATTGATGGCGCTACCACCGCAGCCGTTTGGCAACATGGTAGAGCGTGATGCAGGCCCCATCGGTCCGATGGATGGGGCTGGTGTGGAAGTTCCGGTAGATATGCCGATGGACTTTGCTGGCGGCGCTCAAGTAACCGAAACACCTGACGGCGGTGCGCTGATTGAAGCCTTGGCTGGTATGCCCATGGATGGCTTTTCGCAAGAAGAGTTAATTCCGTTTGATTCGAATCTTGCCGATTTTCTAGAAGAAGATACTCTTGGTGAGATCGCATCTGATCTGGTTGGCGCGTATGAAGACGACCTCGCCTCTCGTGAGGACTGGGAAGAAACATACACGAAGGGTCTAGATCTTCTAGGCGTCAAGTCAGAGGAGCGAACAACTCCGTTTGAGGGTGCATCTGGCGTAACCCATCCTTTGGTTGCGGAAAGTGTAACTCAGTTCCAGGCGCAGGCTTACAAAGAGCTTTTGCCTGCTGGCGGTCCGGTGAAGACCAATGTCATTGGTCTGAGCACCCCGGAGCGTATTGAGCAGGCCCAGCGCGTTAAGGATTACATGAACTATCTGATCGTTGATCGGATGGAAGAGTATGATCCTGATACGGACCAGATGCTGTTTTACCTGCCTCTGTCAGGTTCGACATTTAAGAAGATTTACTTTGACCCAACCAAGGGTCGTCCTGTAGCCAAGTTTGTTCCTGCGCAGGACGTTGTTGTTCCGTATTCAGCTACGGATTTGCGCAGCGCGCCTCGCATCACCCACGTTTTGAAGATGTCGGACAACGAAGTCCGCAAGCTCCAAGTTTCGGGGTTCTATCGTGATGTAGAGTTGTCCTCTGGTGCTGACGACGACGAGGATAGCGTATCCAAGAAGGTGGACGAGCTGCAGGGCACGTCGCGGTCCTCATATAAGGATGACGTCCGCACCATTCTGGAAATGCATGTCGAGCTGGACTTGGACGGCTTCGAAGATGTCGGCATGGATGGTGAGCCCACTGGGATCAAGCTGCCGTACATCGTAACGATTGACGAGGGCAGCAACGAGGTTTTGTCGATCCGCCGGAACTATCGTGAGGATGACGTCAACAAGGAATCGATTCCTTACTTTGTGCATTACAAATTCTTGCCGGGTTTGGGTTTCTATGGCTTTGGCCTGACTCACATGATTGGTGGCTTGGGTCGCGCGGCGACCAGCATCCTGCGTCAGTTGATTGATGCCGGTACGTTGTCGAACCTTCCTGCTGGCTTTAAGGCCCGCGGCATTCGTCTTGCGAATAGCGACGAGCCGTTACAGCCGGGTGAGTTCCGTGACATTGATGCACCGGGTGGCAACATCCGTGACGCTATTATTCCTCTGCCGTATAAAGAGCCTTCCGCAACTCTAGCTCAACTGTTGGGTGCATTGGTCGATGGCGGGCGCCGTTTTGTTTCTGTTGCTGACCAGCAGGCTCAGAACATGGGCCAAGAGCAACCTGTCGGTACAACTGTGGCGTTGCTTGAACGCGGCATGAAAGTTTTGTCCGCCATTCATAAGCGCCTGCACTACAGCCAGAAGCAAGAGTTTAAGATTCTTGCTCGCATCATTGGCGAAAGCATGCCCGACCCATACCCGTATGAGTTGGCAAATGACGGGCAGCAACTAAAGCAGCAGGATTTTGATGGCCGCGTAGACATCCTTCCTGTTAGCGATCCGAACATTTTCTCGATGGCACAACGTGTGGCGTTGGCCCAGGAGCAATTAAAGCTGGCTCAGACCAATCCGCAGATGCACAACTTGCATACTGCGTATCGTCGTATGTATCAGGCTCTTGAGGTTCAGAATATTGACGAGATTCTGCCTCCGCCTCCGCAGCCAGAGCCCGTTGACCCGGCCATGGAAAATGGTCGTGCTGTAGTTGGTACGCCTCTCCAGGCTTTTGAAGACCAGAACCACGAGGCGCATATTAAGGCGCATGTGCAGTTCTTTAAGCTTCCGTTTGTGCAAGCCATTCCGCACGCTGTCACGGCGTTGCTGGCTCATATAATGGAGCACATTGCCATGTATGCTCGTCAGCAGATGCTTCAGCAAACGCAGGATATGATCCAGCAGATGCAAATGGCAATTCAAACTGGGGCCGTTGACCCACAACAGGGTCAGCAGCAAATCCAGCAGACTCAGGCGGCGCTTCAAGATCCGAAGCATGCGGCTGATTATGCGGCCCTGTTGCAGCAGCAGATGTTGGAAACGATGCTTCCAGAGATCATGCCGCCGCAGCCAGATCCAATGGCCGACCCTCTGGTTCAGATCCGCAATGCAGAACTTCAGCTCAAGCAGCAGGAGGTGATGCAGGACGGTCAGTTGGACCAGGCTAAGCTTGCCATGGAGCAGGCAAAGATGGAGCAAAAAGCGGCAGGCGAAGCTGCTCGTTTGGAGCTTCAAGAGGATATTGCAGATGATCGCAACATGGTGAACCGTGAGCGTATCGCTGCTCAAATGGCAATGGCAATGCAAAGAGGTGGCCAGCAATGATGAATAACAACGCGCAATCGTTAGGGATTGGTAGCCTGGTTCAGGACTTGTACACTCCAGAACAATACAATCCTGCTGAATATACACTTATGGGTTACGACCCTAGTGCAGATATTTATGGCATGTATGGTGACCCAGGCATGTACATGGATCCTGCAACGGAAGCTTACTTAAATGCAGGCATGGACGCAGGCATGGGTGCGGGCACGGGTGCAGGCATGGATACAACCATGGATCAAGGCACTGTGGCAGGTGAACCTACCAACGCAGAAATTGAAGCAATGGCGGCTGAGAACGCTCGCATTTCGGCTGCGGCTGCAGACCCAATGAACAAATACCACCCGTCAATGGGTATTCAAGGTCTTCCCACAGGACAAGCCGTTGGTTTTGGTGGGTACGACGCTGAAGGTATTCGATACGATAAAGAGGGTAATGGGTACGACGTATTGGGCAGGCAGGTTCGTGACTCGCAGGGTCGTGCAACAGTCGGTCTGACAGCACAACAGTGGGGTATCACGCCTGAAATGGCGGCACGCGGTTACACCATTGCGGATATGATGGGGTAAAAGATGCCACTCAAAAAAGGCAAATCGCAAAAGACCATTTCGGCTAACATCGGCACGCTGACCGAAGAAGGCTATCCGCAGAAGCAGGCGGTTGCGATTGCCTTGTCTAAGGCTGGCAAGTCGAAAAAACAGAAGAAAGCGGAGGGTGGGGTTATTGAGTCATTCAGCCCCATCGCCCGTCCTCAAACCTTTAGGGGAGTATTCTAATGCCCGCAATTACGATTGTGTTCGGGGAGATGACCCCCGTTGATAAGATGGAAGAGAACGAAGAAGGCAAGAGCTGTCCTCTTCCTACTCAGGATGCTGATCTCAACGCTGAGAACAAGCAGAAAGCAGTAGAGACTGCTGACTACCGAGATCCAGCGGACAGCGGTGCTTTCCGTCTGACCGAGGTTTGCGGTAACTGTGCGGCGTATAACCAGACCGAAGACATGCTTGAGTGCATTGGCGACGAGTCCGGTGATCTTGGGTATTGCCAGCTTCTCAAATTTGTGTGTGAATCGGAGTACACATGTGATAAGTGGGCAGAGGGTGGCCCAATCACATCCGAAATAGAAGATGATCATGGTGAATACCTATAATGGATGTTGTAGACTTCGCATCACACATGTATAAGTTGTTGCGTCGGCGGCAGGATGACATAAAAGAAGTACTTGCTGCCGACGGTCTTCCCAGCTGGGAAGAATACAAGAAGTTGGTTGGGGAGCTACGGGGCCTCTCCTATGCAGCCGACGAGATCAAAGCCCTGCTGGAGAATCACGCGGACTATGACGAAGACACTTTATCTTCCTGACCACGTCGCGCAGAAAATCAACGCTGAGAAAGCTGCAAAGGCAGCAGCCTCGAAAGAGGACAGCGCGGAAGCTTCTCTCGACAAAGCGTATGTCGATCAGACTGATCGCGTACTAGATCCATCCCTCTTAGAAAAACCGCTACTAGACCGTCTCCCGCAGCCTACAGGTTGGCGGGTTTTGGTTATGCCGTATCAAACGGCGGTACAAACAAAGGGCGGTTTGTTCATTCCGGACGAAGTCCGGGAGCGAGAAACGGTAGCCACGGTTGTGGCGTACGTTCTTCGTGTTGGGCCTTTGGCGTATCAAGATCCTGCTAAGTTTGGATCGGAGTGTACTCCTTGGTGCAAGCAGGGGGACTGGGTTTGCATTGGCCGGTATTCCGGCTCTCGATTCAAGATTGACGGAGGCGAGGTTCGCATCATCAATGATGATGAAGTGATCGCCACGGTTCTTGAGCCGACTGACATTAAATCTGTTTGAGGAGAAGGTTATGGCAGAGGAAGCCAGACAAGCCGTCGAAGACGATCAGGAAATTGAGATCGTACAAGAGACGGAAGAGCCGGAGGAAAAGCTTTCTGCTGACACCGATGATGACGAATCTGGTGACAGCGAACTTGAGAGTTATAGTAAAGGCGTACAGAAACGTATTTCTCGCCTTACGGAAAAGTACCGTAAGGAAGAACGGGATCGCCAGGAGGCGGTTCGTGTAGCTCAGCAGCTTCTGATTGAGAAGCAGCAGCTTGAAGGGCGGTTAAAGCAGCTCGACAGTGGGTACTTAAATGAGTACGGCGCTCGTTTAGAGGCGCAGATCAACTCTGCTCGTCGCTCTTATAAGGAAGCCTACGAGGCTGGTGACACGGATAAGATGATCGAGGCCCAACAAGCGTTGGCGCGTGCGACATCTGATCAGGATCGTTATAATCTTGCTAAGGCTCGCGCTGAACAGCGCATGATGGTTGAGCAGAAGCAGGCGCAGTATATTCCGCAGCAGCAGTATGTGCAGCCGCAGCAGGAGTATCAGCCACAGGTAGATCCTAAAGCTCAGTCTTGGGCTGAAAAGAATGAATGGTTTGGTCAAGACGAAGTTATGACCTACGCAGCATTTGGTATTCATCGGAAGCTGGTCGAAGAAGAAGGTTTTGACCCACAGACCGAAGAATACTATAGTGAGATCGACCGTCGAATGCGTTCGGAGTTTCCGAACAAGTTCAAGAAGTCGAAATCTTCGGGGAATAGTCAGGTCGCACCCGCTGGCTCTTCAGCATCCCGCAGCACAAAACAGGGGCGCAGGACCGTGAAGCTAACTCCTTCGCAGATCGCTATTGCGAAACGGCTGAATGTTCCTTTGGAAGAATATGCCAAGTACGTAAAGGATTGATCTGATGGCTGAGAACACACGCACCCCACGGGCAACACAAACACGCGAGAAAGAAACGCGCCGTAAACCTTGGGCACCGCCCAGTCGCCTAGATGCTCCGCCCGCACCTGATGGGTATGTGCATCGTTGGATTCGAGTCGCAATGCGTGGCGAGGAAGATAAGACGAACGTCTTTACCAAGCTACGTGAAGGATGGGAACCTGTCCGTGCTGATGAGTATCCTGATTACCAGGCACCTGTCATTGATGATGGCAAGTATGCTGGGGTAATTGGCAATGGTGGCTTGATGCTGTGCCGTATACCTGTCGAAACTGCTAACGAAAGATCCGAGTATTACGGGCTCCGGACCCGCGAACAAATGCAGGCTGTCGATCAGGACCTGATGAAGGAATCTCATCCTTCAATGCCGATTCATCAAAGTCGGCAAAGTCGTGTCTCATTCGGTGGACGTGGTTCCGCCGAGTAAACTGAAAGCTAAAGGAGCTGAAAAATGGCCAATATCAATGGCGCATTCGGTCTTCGTCCCATCGGCAAGATGGGTCAGAACACCAACAGCACCGGTGCTACCGAGTATCGTATTGCATACGACAATACGAACGCGATCTATCAGGGTACTCCTGTCATCCCGCTGGCCGCAGGTGTCATTGACATCATTGCAGCTAACGATACGACAGTAGGCCTGTTGGGTGTGTTCGCTGGTTGTGAATACGTTTCCTCGACCACCGGTAAAACCGTCTGGTCCAACTACTGGCCCGGTACGGGTGCTGACTCGAACTTCCCCGTCAAGGCATTCGTCTATGACGATCCCGCACAACTGTTCGTGATTGCCACTGGCAACGTGACCACCTCGTGGGATACCGAAGCTGAGCTGCGTGCTGCGATCTTCGCAAACGCAAACTTCGGCGGGGCAACTGCTGGTTCGTCCACCACTGGCATTTCGACCGGTTACCTGGACACCAACACCATCGCCACCACCAACACCCTGAACCTGCGCATTATGGGCATTCAGGAAGATCCGGAAAACTCGGATTTCACCGTTGCTGGTATTCCTGTAATCGTTCGTCTGAACAACCACTTCAACTCGCCCAATGGCGCGATTGCTGGTGGTACTGTTTCGACGACCGGCGTTTAAGGAGGGCTGAAATATGGCTATCTCGCGCGCACAACTCGCGAAAGAGCTGGAGCCGGGTCTTAACGCCCTCTTCGGCATGGAGTATGGTCGGTACGAAAACCAGCACTCCGAAATCTACACCACCGAGTCGTCGGATCGTGCATTTGAGGAAGAGGTTATGCTGTCGGGCTTCGGCGCGGCACCGACCAAATCCGAAGGTTCTGCGATCAACTTTGACGATGCCAACGAAGCGTACACCGCCCGCTACAATCACGAAACGATTGCGCTGGCGTTCTCGCTGACCGAAGAAGCCGTAGAGGACAACCTCTATGACCGCTTGGGTTCGCGTTACACCCGTGCGCTGGCTCGTTCGATGGCTCACACCAAGCAGGTTAAAGCTGCTGCCGTGCTGAACAACGCCTTTGATGCAGGTCCGACTGCAGGTGGCGACGGCAAAGCTCTGTGTGCAACTGACCACCCGCTGACCAGCGGTGGCACTTTTGCCAACGAGCCCAGCGTTCCTGCTGACCTGAACGAAACCTCGCTGGAAGACGCCTTGATCAACATCGCGGGCTTCGTTGACGAGCGTGGTCTGAAAGTTGCCCTGCGCGGCATGAAACTCATCATCCCTCGCCAGCTGCAGTTTGTTGCTGAGCGTCTGATGGTTTCGAACCTGCGTGTCGGCACTGCAGACAACGACGTTAACGCGATCCGTTCGATGGGCATGCTGCCCGATGGTTACACCGTCAATGACTTCCTGACCGACCCTGATGCTTGGTTTGTGAAGACTGACGCGCCTCGTGGCTTCATCCACTTTGAGCGCACCCCGCTGTCGACCGGCATGGAAGCCGACTTCGACACCGGCAACATGCGCTTCAAGGCTCGTGAGCGTTACAGCTTTGGCTTCTCGGACCCCCGTGCGGTGTTCGGTTCGCCTGGCGCAGCATAAGCCTACTACTCCTCCCTGTGGCTTATCGACTGGGGCGGTCTTCGGATCGCCCCTTTCTTTTTCTGCACAGCTCCTGTATGATTTCGGCATCCCTGACAGTCGCATGGTGCGGCTGACACTAGCCACGACAGGAGATCTCCATGGCTAACACGACTTTTTCGGGACCAGTTCGCTCCGAGAACGGGTTCAAAACAATCACCAAAAGCGCAACCACTGGTGCGGTAACTGAGATTTCGACTGTTGGTGGGGCTCCAGTAGCACTGGCCGACGGCGATGTTACTCTTACCAACGCTACCCACAGCGGGCGTGTTTTGGTTGTTCCGGATGGCACTCAAGACAACACCTACACCTTGCCAAGCCCTGTAGCAGGGGCGATGTTCACCTTTGTCTATGGCGGTGCCGCAGCGGATGCGACGGATTTCATCGTAGACGCAGGTTCGGACACCAACTTCTTCATTGGCAACGTCGCGTTTAATGACACTGACGATGGCGCAGCTTCGGTGGTTTTTGCTGACGGCAACTCCAACAGCAAACTGCAAGTAAACGTTCCCGGCTCTGCTGTCATCAACATCATGGCGAAGGACAGCACCAACTGGTACGTTTGGGGTTCCGTTACTGGCGCAACCGCTCCTGCCTTCGCTGACCAGTAAGGAGGTCAGATATGGCTGGCTCTGACGTAAAAGCCAAATACATCGCAGCAGACACAACTGCTGCCGACGCGGACGGAGTCTGCCAGTCGCAAACTCCAGCTGGTGGTGGTGAGCAAAATCTCACCATCAACGGCGCGTTGGCATCTGGTGGTGTTGCTACGTTCACAGCAGCGCGATTCATCACAATCGCCTGCGCAGGTGCTGACGATGGTCGTACTTTCACCATCACAGGCACCGACGTAAACGGTGACGCGCAAACGGAAACGATTGCGGGCGCCGACACCGGCACGTCCACTGGTACGTTGTACTTCCGCACAGTCACTCAGGTGACTGTGGATGACGACACCGCTGGCGCTATCACTGTTGGTATGGCAAACGATGCTATTGATGTGATCTATGCTGGTCGCGCGCGTCTGCGCGGGATCTACTTGATCCACTCAGGCACAGCAGGTGTGTTGTCGTTCGCTGACGGCAGTGCAACAGGCACAGCTCATTTGCAGCTGGCAACTGTTGCTTCTGCAGGCAGCGACCGTGACATCATCATCCCTGATGAGGGGATCATGTACGACAGCGGGATCTACCTTCCGTACACAGCTGGAACCACTGTGTTCTCTAGCTTCACTGCTATGTACAACTGAGGTGCCAGATGCCGACCTACGACATCAGATCGATTACGCAGGTCGGTACTTCTGAGCCGTTTGAACTTCAAGTGGCCAGGGGTCAGATCCCTGGCCACTCTTTCCTTTCTCGTCAAGGCCGTGTTTCGGCAATGTCACAGAACCAAACTGGTACACTGTGGGATGTCGACGACACGATTTATCCTTGGAGTGCTTGGGATACCGCAGGCACTGTAACGGTAAGCCGTGCAAACGCCGCTGATGCGGACAAGAATGTGATAATTTACGGGCTGGATGCAGACTACAATCCTGTCTCCACCACAATCACGCTGACAGCCGCGTCTGGCAACACCTCCTCCACTGTTTTCAAGCGCATAGACACCGTTCGAATGAACGGTACGTCTGCAAATGTAGGCCAGATCAATGTGCTGAAAGGTGCAACAACTGTAGGCCGCATTATTGCAGGTGTGGGTCAATCTTTCAAAGGAACATACACTGTACCTGCAGGCTACACTGCTTACCTGATCCAAGGAACAATGTCCCTGCAGGAAGGCGCGGATGCCAGTGGCTTCTTTTATTACCGTGTGCTTGGCGACCGTTTTGTCGTCGGGCATACGTTCGAGCTTGCAAGTGCGCAATATACCTACACCTTTGCTTGCCCCCTTGCTCTACCGGAGAAAACAGACATCGATGTCCGCGCGACGGTGCGTTCAAACAACGCTCGTGCCACGGCAGCATATGACATGATCCTGATCAAGAACGGAGGCCCGCTCTAATGGCTAAGATAGACAAGAGCAAGATGGCCTGCAACAAGCCCAAGCGTCAGGTTTCGGGTGGCAAGAAGTTTGTTGTGAAGGCCTGCGACAAGGGCAAAGAAAAGATTGTTCGTTTTGGTGATGCCAACATGACGATCAAGAAGGACAACCCCAAACGCCGCAAGTCGTTTCGTGCGCGTCATGGTTGTGATAAGGGAAAATTGGATAAGATGTCGGCCAAGTATTGGTCGTGCAAGATGTGGTGACACAATGAATGACATTGAGAAAGATGTACATGACATCGACAAGCGCCTTGTAAAGATTGAGGCCGTTCTGGATCGTCTTGAGAATAATCATCTTTCTCATATGGAGAAGGACATGTTGCGGTTGGCCAATGCCATCGAGAAAGTCGAGAACCGGCTGTATCATGGTACGATGGCCTTTTACGCACAGATCGCGCTGACTCTTCTCGCGATTACGGCCTTCTTCGCAACGAAAGCTTTGTGGTAAAGACAATGACAATGATGCGTGGTAATATGGCCAAACAAATAACGGAGGTTCCGATGGCTGGTTGCAAATCCAAAGGTATGAAGATGGGCGGCAAAGTAAAAGCTGGCTACAAAAAAGGCGGCATGGTTAAGGGCTACAAGAACGGCGGCGCTGTGATGCCTGGCAAAGGTCCTAAGCCCTGTAAGATGTCGTAATGGCTAAGAAACCCGGACTCTATGCCAACATTCACGCCAAGAGAAAGCGGATTGCTGCTGGCTCTGGCGAGAAGATGAGGAAGCCCGGCTCTAAGGGTGCGCCTACAGCTAAGGCGTTCAAACAGTCGGCCAAAACGGCGAAGAAAAAATGACAACGTCAGGTACACGAGACTTCAACCTCGACGTCGCGGAAGCGATTGAAGAGGCTTTTGAGCGCATCGGTCAAGAGGTGCGGACGGGCTATGACGCCAAGACGGCTCGTCGCTCGTTAAACCTGATGTTTGCCGAATGGGCCAACCGCGGCTTGAATATGTGGACCGTGGCCCAAGGTACGACGACCGTGACGCAAGGCACGTCTCAATACACGCTTGCGGAAGATGTTGTAGATATCCTGGACATGGTCTTGCGCCGTGACGGCACGGACTATGAGATGGAGCGCATCAGCCGCGCGGATTATCTGAACTTCCCTAACAAGACAGACCAGGGCCGTCCATCGCAGTTTTACTACGACCGTCAGATTGCGCCTGTTATCAATCTCTGGCAGACACCGGAAAACTCCACTGATCAGCTGGTGTACTACTATGTGCGCCGGATCGAGGACGCAGGCACTCTGATTAACACTACGGGTATTCCTTTCCGTTTTTATCCCTGCATGGTTTCTGGACTTGCCTACTACCTTGCCATCAAGCGCGCTCCTGATCGCGTGCAGATGATGAAGTCGATTTACGAAGAAGAGTTTAAGCGCGCGGCTGATGAGGATGAAGCCCGCGTTCCTCTAAAGCTGCAGCCTAGTGTTCGTTATCTGAGGGTCTGATGTCATTCGCATCTGGTAAAAACGCATGGGGTATTTCTGATCGGTCTGGTTTCCGATACCGTCTTCGCGACATGAAGAAGGAATGGACTGGTGCGTTAGTTGGTCCAGACGAATACGAAGAAAAGCATCCTCAACTGTATCCACCAAAAGCGGGCCCAGACCCACAGGCTCTAAAAGATCCCCGTCCGGACCAAGCAGAAAGCCTGAAGGTTTATGTGGATCGGATTACGGTTGAAACTCCCAATGCAACCTTGATTCGTGCTATAGGTAAGGTCGGACAAGTTACGGTGACGACATGACGATGACCTACGGCGAACTGAAGCAGGCCATTCAGGATTACACGGAGAACGACGAGAGCACTTTCGTCAACAACATCCCTTTGTTCATCCGCCTAGCGGAAGAACGGATAATGAAGAATGTGCAGCTTAATCTGTTCCAGAAAAACCAGTCTCTCAGCATGACGAGCGGCGACGAGTTTTTGACAGCTCCTGCTGATTTCCTGGCGCCGTTTTCGTTGTCAATTGACGTGAGTGGCAGCAAGGAGTTCTTGTTGTTCAAGGATCTGGATTTCCTCCAGAGTTACACTCCGGATTCTACAACCACAGGACAGCCTAAGTATTATGCCCAGTACGATGTGGATACGTTCATCATCGCTCCAACACCTGATGCCAACTACACGGTTGATATTCACTATTTGTACAGGCCTGCAAGTCTGACGGCAGGCAGCGACAGCGGTACGAGCTGGCTGTCTGAGAATGCCGAGATCACTCTACTTTACGGGTCACTTGTAGAGGCATACACCTTTATGAAGGGCGAACAAAATTTGCTGGGGCTTTACAGCCAGCGTTTCATGGAAGCTCTCTCGCGCTTGAAAAACCTGGGCGAGGCCCAAGAAACGATGGACGAATACCGTTACGGGCAGCTCCGCAAGCAACGAACATAAGGAGCTACCATCATGGCTTTTACTGGGAACTTTCTTTGTACATCCTTCAAGGTTGAACTCTTGAAGGGTGTTCACAACTTTTCAGCTTCTGGCGGTGACACATTTAAGATTGCTCTGTACACCAGCTCGGCAACTCTGGATGCTTCTACTACTGCGTACTCGGCTACCAACGAGGTGAGCGGAACGGGTTACACTGCGGGTGGCGCGGCATTGACCAACGTAGAACCCACCTCGAGCGGCACTACTGGCTATCTTGATTTTTCGGATGTGACTTGGTCGGCTGCAACGATCACGGCCCGAGGTGCGTTGATCTACAACTCATCAGCGGCGGGCAACCCGGCTGTTGCAGTCTTAGATTTTGGCGTAGATAAAACATCTACGGCTGGAGACTTCATTGTGGTCTTTCCCACCGACGATGCTTCTAACGCGATTGTCCGCATTGCGTAGGATTGTTTCAAACGAAGATCCGAGTTACAATCCGGAAACACCAACGCAATCCCCCGGCTGGTCCTTAGATGTTTCTTTGCAATCGCCGGTGCGGACCCGCATAGCAGCATAAAGGTTTAATCCATGCCTAGTACGTATACGTTAAACAACGGCATCGAACTAATCGGGACCGGGGAACAGTCCGGTACGTGGGGCGACACCACGAACACCAACTTTAACTTGATCGACACCGCTCTTGACGGTCAGGTTACTGTAACGCTGGCTTCGGCTGGTACATCTGGTTCTCCTAACGCTTTGCCTATCAGCGACGGTACGGCTTCGAACGGCCGCAACCGCATGATTATTTTTGATGACGGTGGGGACTTGGGTGCGACTGCTTACGTACAGCTGACACCTAACGACGCCGAAAAGATCGTGTATGTCCGCAACGACCTGTCTGGTTCGCGCAGCATTATCCTGTTTCAGGGCACGTACAGTGCGTCTAACGACTATGAGGTTCCTGCTGGAACAACTGCAGTTGTCTACTTTGATGGTGGTGGTTCGGGCGCGGTAGCTGCCAACGTCTTCAACAACGCTTACTTCGACAGCCTGCGTTTAGGCAGCGTGTCTGTAACTGCGATCCTTGATGAAGACAACATGGCGTCGGACAGCGCAACTGCACTGGCCACGCAGCAGTCGATCAAGGCCTATGTTGACTCGCAGGTAACTGCCCAAGACTTGGATTTCGACGCAGATACGGGCACTGGTGCTGTAGACCTTGATAGTCAGACGTTCAGCATTATTGGCACGTTCAACCAGATTGACACCACGGCATCTGGGCAGACTCTTACGATCAGCCTTCCGTCGACGATTGCGACGACTACCGCAGATCTCACCAACTTAGAAGTTACAAACATTAAAGCTAAGGATGGAACGGCTTCGGTTTCCATCGCAGATGTAACGGGTGTTATGACCATTTCGTCTGCCGTATTGACTACAGCGGACATTAACGGCGGTACGATTGACGGTTCTGTTATTGGTGGTGGCACTGCTGCCGCGGGGTCGTTCACTACTCTTTCGGCTTCGACCAACCTGACGATTAACGCGACAACGACTATCAACGGCATTATTGACGATGACACAATGGCTACCGCATCAGCGACAACGCTGGCGACATCGGAGTCTATTAAGCAGTACGTTGATGACAACGTCACGGCCCAGGATCTGGACTTTGCTGGTGACACAGGCACAGGCGCCGTTGATCTAGACAGTCAAACGTTCACCGTTGCCGGTACTACAAATGAGATTGAAACATCGGCATCCGGTCAGACCATTACCATTGGTCTGCCGAACGCTGTGACAATCTCTAGTCTGACAGCTACGACTGCCGACATTAACGGTGGTACGATTGATGGAACTACCATTGGTGGTTCTGTACCAGCTGCAGTCACCACCACTGCCCTTGTCGCTACGACTGCTGACATCAACGCAGGCACCATTGACGGCACCACTATTGGTGGGACGTCTGCCGCGGCTGGTACTTTTACCACGGCTACAGCAACCACTGGTAATATCACGACTGTGAATGCCACAACGGTTGACACCACCAATATTGAAGTGACCAACATCAAGGCCAAGGATGGTACATCTGCTGGCAGCATTGCTGATGTTACTGGCGTCGTTACTCTTGCATCTTCGGTACTCACCACTGCCGACATTAACGGCGGTACAATTGACGGTACGACTATTGGCGGTACAACCCCTGCTGCAGTTACTACCAGTGCGTTAGTCGCCACCACTGCCGACATCAATGCTGGTACAATCGATAACACGACTATTGGTGCGACAACCGCCGCGGCTGGTACGTTTACCACGCTCAACGCAACAGGTGGGGGCTCGCTGACTGGAACATGGTCAGATCTTGGTTCTGTCACCACAGTTGACATCAACGGCGGTACAATTGACGGGACTGTGATTGGGGGCGCCTCTGCTGCTGCAGCCACTGTCACAACCCTGACGGTCAACACTTCTGCAACGATGGAACTTGATCAGATTACGTCGACGTCCGACCTACCTGTTTCCCTTGGCGGCACTGGCGCTTCGACCGCTGCCGCAGCACGAACAAATCTTGATGTAGACCAGGCTGGCACTGCGCTGGCGTTGGCCATCGCACTTGGATAAAGGATTGCTACAATGGCAAACGTCTTTAAAAACTACGTAGACACTGGTGTGGGTACATCGCCTAGCACGTCTTACACTGTTCCAGCTTCTACTACTGCAGTTATGATTGGCATGACGGTAGCTAACGTAGAGGCTTCTCAAATCACCATCGACGTACAGTGTGCGGGTGCTTACCTCGTGAAGGGTGCAGCTATCCCTGCTGGTTCGTCACTGTCGGTGCTTGACGGTAAAATCATCTTGGAGACCACTGATACTGTCGTCGTGACAAGTGATACTGCTGCAAGTGCAGACGTTATCATTTCAGTTCTGGAGCAGAGCTAATGGCTGGATATCTTGGTTCTAAAGCAGTTCTTCTCAGCACCACTGCTGCGAATGTAACTGGCAACGCAAGCATTACTGGCGATCTGACTGTTGGCACTATCACCAGCGACGCGCTGACTGTTGATAATATTAGTGTGAATGGAAATACCGTAGCATCTACAACTGGCTCTTTAGTTTTGGAGGCGGCAGGAACTTTCACGCTTGATACAAACTCAGTGGAAAGACTTAGAGTAGCCTCCAACGGCGACATCAGCTTCTACGAGGACACAGGTACCACGCCTAATTTCTTCTGGGATGCGAGTGCTGAGTCGTTGGGGATTGGGACGAGTTCTCCTAGCCAAACCTTGCATGTTGAAGCCAGCAAAGCCAGCACAGATCTTGTTTATTTTAACAACACAAACGGAACAGCCTCTGACGTTCTAAGGCTGAACACAGCAGGTGTCGGCTCAGGAACAACTGTTTTTGATGCTCAATCTGGTGGCACTACTAGATTTATGGTGCGAGGCGATGGTAACGTAGGCATTGGCACAAGCAGCCCCTCTGCACCTCTTGACGTGGTTGGCTCTCCGGGGACGCTTGCTGAGTTTCGTGATGGTGTTTCGGCAAACTTTATTGTTGAGACATCAAGCAATGTAACCACTATTGGCAACCAAGCTGGCAGTTCTATTTTGGCGTTCAAGTCGTCAAACAGTGAAGCCATGCGCATCGACAGCAGCGGTAACTTGCTGGTGGGCAAGACGAGTTCTAGTGGCCTTTCGGCTGGCGCAGAAATGCGTTCAGATGGTTATGCGGTTATTACCCGTGATGGGGACGTCCCGATGCAAGTTCGTAGGCTAACCGACGATGGTGAGCTGATTGGCTTTTACAAAGACGGCACCACTGTGGGGAGTATTGGGACTTACAGTGGCAATATTTACATGGTTAGGGGTTCGATTTCTGGTGTAGGGATTGCAGGTGGTGGACAGTTCGTTGCAACAGACAGTTCTGGGGCATCTTCAGATAATACCAGAGATCTTGGTGCAGCGACCGTTCGCTGGGATGACGTTTACGCTACCAACGGTACCATCCAAACCTCTGACGCTAACGAAAAGCAGGACATCGACGTTCTGTCTGACGCAGAGCAACGTGTAGCCGTAGCCGCCAAAGGTCTGCTGCGTAAGTTCCGCTGGAAGTCTGCCGTAGAGGAAAAGGGTGACGACGCCCGTATTCACTTTGGTATCATCGCACAGGACTTGCAGGCTGCTTTTGAAGCTGAAGGACTGGATGCTGGTGACTACGCCATGTTCATTCACTCTACTTGGACTGACGAAGAAACTGGCGAAGAGAAATCACGCATGGGTGTTCGCTACAGTGAACTTCTAGCGTTCATTATTGGAGCAATGTAATGAGCGGATATATCGGAAACATACCGACGCCTCAGGCTACCCAAACCCGTCAGACATTCACTGCGACTGCTGGCCAAACTTCTTTTGCTACCCTTGGGTACACCCCTAACTTTGTCTCGGTGTATCTCAACGGTGTTAAGCTGATCGATGGTACCGACTACACTGCAACCAACGGCAGTGACATTGTGTTGACTTCTGCTGCTGCTCTTAATGATACCCTTGAGATGGTAGCCTTCACTACCTTTGAGGCTAACAGCCAGAACTTCACTGGCGACTTCTCTGTCGATACTGACACTCTGTATGTGGACAGCACGAATAATCGTGTTGGGGTTGGCACAAGCAGCCCATCTGATACTCTTGATGTAACTACGTCAACGAATGGCACGCCTACCCGTATTCGTCTTACTGCCAATGACACGGGAGGGACCGCAAGAAGCGGTAATGTATTCTTTGATGCAGACACAAACACCGTTGGGTTTCGCAATGGTGGTTCAAATGTGCTTCATGTGGATAGCAGCGATAATGTAGGCATTGGGACGAGTTCGCCCGCCGCAGTACTTCATGTAAACTCTAATTTGGC